AGAATCTTTAATTACCGAAGGTGGTGCATATGGACACATGAATCACCCATTTGATACTGAAATCAATTTAACATTCGGACAACTTAAAGATATCGTAAATCGTGCATTAGAAGGAAACTTAGAATTCACACGAGAAAAAACAGATGGTCAAGCATTAGCAGTATCATGGGTTAATGGTAGATTAGTTGCTGCAAGAAACAAAGGACATCTTAAAAATCGTGGTGAAAATGCATTAGATATAAATGGTGTTGCTGATAAGTTTAAAGGTAGGGGTGAATTAGAAAAAGCATATAACTTTGCAATGAAGGATATGTCTGATTCAATAAAATCTTTATCAGAAAAACAAAGAGAAAAGATTTTCAAAGGTGGTGCATGTTTTATGAACCTTGAAGTAATTTACCCTACATCAGTTAACGTAATTCCTTACGGTCAACCTCTATTAGTATTCCATGGAACGATGGAATATGATGAAAGTGGTGTTGCAATTGGTGAAAATGCTGATGCTGGAAGAATTCTGGCAGGTATGATTAAACAAATCAACAAAGATGTACAAGATAATTACACAATTCAAGGTCCTCCTGTAATTTCTTTACCAAAATCACAACAATTATCCTCTAAAAAAGGAAAATATACATCTCAAATCTCAAAATTACAAAAAGAATTCGGTTTAAAGGATACTGATGGGGTTGCTGAGTATCATCAAGCATGGTGGATACAATGGATTAGTAAAAATTCACCATCTACACTCGATAATAAAACTCTAATGGGGTTAGTTAAGAGATGGGCATTCCTTGATAAAGGATTTAGAATCGATAAAAAGAATATTTCAGATGAAAAAACTCTATCTTGGGCTAAGAAAATAGATTCACAAGACCAAAAGAACATTGCTAAGAACAATATGATGAAATTTGAGAATATTTTCTTAGGTGTTGGTGCAGATGTGTTAGAATTTACATCATCAGTACTAACTGTAAACCCAGATGAAGCAGTTCGAGCAATAAAAAAGAGAATTGACCAAACAATTAAAGATGTTCAGAAATCAGGTGACCCTAAAAAGATTGAAAAATTAAAATTAGAGTTAAAACGATTACAATCTATTGGTGGTCCTTCTAAAATTGTACCAAATGAGGGAATTGTTTTCCAATATAAAGGAAACACTTTCAAATTGACTGGTGCATTTGCTTCCGTAAACCAATTACTCGGAATATTCTTCTAAATTTTCGGTTTCTTTATTTTTATATATTTATATATCAAGGTATAACCTAATATGTAACAATGAGTAAAGAATTCAAAAAGAAATACATGCACCCAACTCGTAGAAAGTTGATGGAGATGGTGCAAACTGGTGAGTATGATAAAAATACCACCATTGGGTACACCAAAGCAGAGGAAACACGAAATGTTGGTGATGTTTGGGAAGATGAACACCACAGATACGAGAAAAAAGAAGGATATATCCTAAAAACAGGTAAAAACTCGGATGCACTACAAGAAATCCGTGAATATATCCAAGAAAAATCCAATTGTAAGAATCCAGAATGTAAAACAATCAAAAAATCATCTAAAGATAGAAAATTGATTGAAAAAAATGGATATTGTCTGAATTGTACTGTTGATAATGAACATGTAATCAGAACTAAGGGATTTTGGAAAGAATATGAGAACTATAAAGTATGGACTAAGATGTTAATCTTTGGTACTGCTAAGATAGAGGAGTATAAACAATCACTTTCACAAGTAAAACCATTTTATGAGTATGTAAACGAAGATGGTTCAACTGAAAAATGGGAATTACCTACAACCGTAGAAGAAGCCAAGGCTGAAATCCAAGAATTGATTGATTATGGTACAAAGGAACTTGAAGAAGTTAAAGAAAAAAGACTTCAAGTATTGGAAATTTTACGAAAAAACAATTTAGAACATTATTTATAGTAATGGGAACAGCAAAGTACACAAACATGTTAATCATCATCTGTATGGTTTTTCTAGCATTTACAATTTTTAATGTTAGAGGATTAAAGACAGATATTGAGGGATTTAATCAAAAGATTGAGAACATCGGTAAAGAAATAGATTCTATACAAACCATGAATACTGAATTGGATGCAATGATTTCATCTTTACATTCAGAATTGGAATTGATTGATGGTGATATAGATAGAGTACAAAATAACATTTATTCAATAAGGAGAAATACAGATGAAAAAACTAATTCTGTTGATAAGCTTACTATTAGTGAGCTTCAAGAGTTTTTCACAAAACGATACGATAGTATCTTTGAAGCAACCTATCGCAAAACTGGTAATTAAAGATTTAATTAGTGGTGATGGTGCCAGGGAAGAGCTTAAAAAGACCATGGAACTTTTATTATTAGAACAAAAAAAAATTGTTTTAAAAGATTCTGTAATTACTAAATTAGATATTAAAGTATTAAACTTAGAAAGTATCATTTTAAAAAAAGATGAGCAATTTAATTTAGAAGCTACCAAATCTTTACAATTGGAAAAAGAACTCAAAGGTCAACGAAGAAAAACTTTCTTGTATAAAGTTGGAACTTATATTGGAGCAGGAGCATTACTCGTTTTATTAGGTGGTAAATAATGGCTAAACAATCATTAAAAGAAATAATCAAGTTAGAGTATCAGAAGTGTGCATCGGACCCGATATACTTCATGAAGAAGTATTGTATGATACAACACCCTGTTCGTGGTAAGATACCTTTTCACTTATTTCCATTCCAAGAATCTACTCTAACACAATTTCACGAAAGTAGATATAACATTATCTTAAAATCACGTCAAACTGGTATCTCAACCTTAACTGCAGGATTTTCATTATGGAAGATGTTATTCAATCAAGATTTTAATGTTCTTGTAATTGCAACCAAACAAGAGGTTGCTAAGAACCTTGTAACAAAGGTTCGAGTAATGAATCAGTATTTACCCTCTTGGTTAAAACAAGAAACAGTAGAAGATAATAAACTATCTTTGAGATACTCCAATGGTTCACAAATTAAAGCAACATCTGCTGCAGGTGATGCAGGTCGTTCCGAAGCACTATCCTTATTGGTATTTGATGAGGCTGCATTCATCGATAAGATTGAAGAAATTTGGGTATCCGCACAATCTACTTTATCAACGGGTGGTAATGCAATTATCTTATCAACTCCAAATGGGGTGGGTAACTTCTTTCACAAAACTTGGGTAGGTGCAGAAGAAGGAACAAACACATTTAATACAATTAGATTACATTGGTCAGTTCACCCTGAACGAGACCAAACATGGAGAGATGAACAAGAAGTTTTATTAGGACCAAAAGGTGCAGCACAAGAATGTGATTGTGATTTCGTAAGTTCGGGTGATACTGTTATCGACCCACAACTTCTAATGTTCTACAAAGAAACTTATTGTCAAGAACCAATTGAAAAGACTGGATTTGATGGAAACCTATGGAAATGGGAATATCCAAATTATCAGAAATCTTATATGGTCATTGCCGATGTTGCTCGTGGTGATTCTGCCGATTTCTCTGCATGTCATGTAATCGATATAGAATCCTCTACACAAGTTGCTGAGTATAAAGGTAAGTTAGATACCAAAGATTTTGGAAACTTCCTTGTATCTCTTTCTACTGATTATAATCAAGCATTATTGGTAATTGAAAACGCAAATATTGGTTGGGCAGTAATCCAACAAGTAATCGATAGAGGTTATCAAAACTTATTCTACATGAGTAAGGATTTAAAATATGTAGATGTGGAAAATCAACTACATAACAAATACAGAGCAGAAGAAAGAAATATGGTTGCGGGATTCTCAACTACTTCTAAGACAAGACCTTTAATCATTTCAAAGATGGAACAATACATCAGAGAAAAAGATGTAACCATTCGTTCTACGAGAACCATAGATGAGTTATTTACTTTTATATGGAATGGTAACCGTGCAGAAGCAATGAGAGGTTACAATGATGATTTAGTTATGTCCTTATCCATTGGATTATGGGTTCGTGATACTGCACTTAGATTAAGACAAGAAGGAATCGATTTAACTCGACAGGCAATTGGAGGTATCGGACAATCCACTTTAGATATGGGTGGAATGGGATTCGGTGGTAATACTGTTAATGATTCCAATCCTTGGGAAATGGATATGGGTAACGGTCATCGAGAGGATTTAACTTGGTTAATTAAATAATTATATATTTATATGGTAGATAGGAGAGAGAAATTATGATAAAATTATCTAATTTATTAGAAAATACTTCATATTGTGAAGAATACGATGTAGAATCTCATGATGATATCAGAGAGTTTGTAGAATTCATGAAAGAATATAAGTCTGATGTCAACGAAGCAGAATACCAAGGTAGAGAGGTAAAACTTGGTAAACCTATGCAAGGCGATGTTAAGAAATTTAAAGTATATGTCAAAAACCCCCAAGGAAACGTAGTAAAAGTAAACTTTGGACACAAAGGTAAGGGTGGTGAAAAAACAATGTCAATCAAAAAGAATAATCCTGAGAGGAGAAAGGCATTTAGAGCAAGACATAATTGTGATAACCCTGGTCCAAGACATAAGGCAAGATATTGGTCTTGTCGTAAATGGTAATTAAGGTTATAAATTAAAAAGAAAACAAAATGGCAGATACTTCATTTTTTGGGAGATTAACGAAACTCTTTCGTTCACAAGCAATCGTTACGGTTGATAAGGATGGGAAGCGTAAAGTTTTTGATTCTGATGAAAGACAACAAACAAACTTATCATCCCTAAGAGATAGATACACCAAAATTCAGAAATCTTTTTATGAACAAGCTGGTGGTGCCCAATCAATGGCATACCAACAAGTTCGTAGAGAAGTTTTCCGTGATTTTGATGCAATGGATAATGACCCTATCCTTTCTTCTGCATTAGATATCTATGCTGATGAATCTACTTTAAAAAATGAGTTCGGTGATACTTTAATGGTTCACTCGGATAATCAAAAAGTACAAGATGTACTTAACAACTTATTTTACGATGTCCTTAACATTGAATTCAATTTATGGCCATGGGTAAGAAACATGTGTAAATATGGAGATTTCTTTTTAGGTTTAGAAGTTGCCGAAGGTAAGGGTGTAGTTAACGTTACACCTCATTCAGTTTATAATACTGAACGTTTAGAAAGAACCGACCCATCAAATCCAAATTCAGTAAAGTTTAAAATTACTGAGGACCCGAATGGAAAACAAGAATACGAAAACTTTGAGATTGCTCACTTCAGATTATTAGCAGATACTAACTGGTTACCATATGGTAAATCAATGTTAGAAAATGGTAGAAGATTGTGGAAACAATTATCTTTAATGGAAGATGCAATGTTAATCCATAGAATTATGAGAGCACCTGAAAAGAGAGTTTTCAAAATTGATATCGGTAACATTCCTCCAACCGAAGTTGATAACTACATGCAGAGAATTATCAATAAGATGAAGAAAGTTCCTTTCATTGATAAACAAACTGGTGATTACAACTTAAAGTATAACATGCAGAACCTAACAGAAGATTTCTATCTTCCTGTTCGTGGTGGTGATAGTGGTACATCTATTGATAACCTTGCAGGTTTAGAGGCACCTTCAATTGATGATATCGATTACTTAAAGAATAAAATGTTTGCAGCATTGAAAATTCCTCGTGCTTATTTAGGATACGAAGAAAACGTAAATGGTAAAGCTACTCTTGCTGCAGAAGATGTAAGATTCGCAAGAACTATCGAAAGAATACAAAGAACAGTAATTTCAGAATTATCTAAAATTGCAATCGTTCATTTATACGCACAAGGTATCCAAGATTCAGAAATGACTAATTTCGAATTACAATTGGTAAACCCATCTACAATTTACGAACAAGAAAAAGTAAACTTGTGGAGTGAGAAAATCAGATTGGCTCAAGATATCCAAGGTCTTAATATGTTATCTAAGGATTGGGTATATGAAAACATCTTTAAACTTTCTAATGGAGAACAAGATGTTCAGAGAGTTAAAATGTTAGATGATTTAAAAGATAGATTCCGTTTCCGTTCTATTGAAGATGAGGGTAATGACCCTGCAGTGGAAGATGAAGAACCAGAAGATATTGAAGAATCATTGGAGAATCTCAAAAACGAACTCAAAGATAAGGGTGGTAGACCGAGAGAGGGTGGAACCTATGGAAAGGATAAACATCCATATGGTAGAGACCCACTTGGTGATGATGAGAGAACTTCAAAAAGAACTCGAACTTCCGAAGATAAAGCAATGAAAGTTATCAATGGAATCGCAGCAAAACGAAAGTATTTACACGAAATGAAGGATATGCTGGATGAATCCAATATCCTTGAAGATACAGAAAAATAGTTAAACTTTTATAGATTTATATTTATATTAGGGAAAAATTATTATATTATAATTGGAAATATAACAAAATGAAAAAAATTAAACATTCAAAATTTAAGAATACAGGTTTTCTTTTTGAATTACTTACTCGCCAAATAACTCTCGAGGTGTTAAATGGTAGTGAGGAAAAAGCAAAAGAAATCATACGTGAATTCTACGGAAAAGGAACAGAAATGTCCAAAGAATTACGTTTATTTAATCTGTTAATAAACGAGAAGTATAATACAGAATCTAAAGCTGAGAAATTCATTGAAGCAATTTTAGAAGCTCATGCTAAGTTAGATTATACCAAATTACAACGAGAAAAATACAATCTTGTTAAAAGTATTAAGGAAAATTTCGAAATCGATAATTTCCTATCATCCCCTGTTACCAATTATAAAATCCTAGCTTCTGTTCATAAATTGTTCGAAGCAAAAGCAAATGATGTCCTTGATGTTAAAGATGTATTTAACTCTAAACTTACCTTAGTTGAACATATTTCCAATTCCCAAACTTCAGTTAAACAAAAGGAAGATAAGTTAGTAGAAGAATACAAAAAACAAGAAAAGGATTTAAGGTTACTTACATTTAAAATTCTAACTGAATCGTTTAACAAAAAATATACCAGTCTCAATGATGTACAGAAATCATTATTGAGAGAGTATATTAACAATGTTACCAACACTTCTAAATTCGGTGAATATTTTGAAAAAGAACTTGTAAAGACCATTACTGAATTACATACGTTGTATAAAGGAATGAGTGATAAAATTACCAAAATTAAATTGAGAGAAACGATTAACGTTCTTAAAAAACAAAAACTTGGTAAGAAAATCACAGATGAACAAGTTTCATCATTGATGTTATCTTATGAACTTATTAAGGAGATAAAAAATATCAATGGAATCAAATCTTAAACAATATATAGACGAACTTATTAGTGAAATCCAAAATGAATTGGATGAAGCAACTGCAACAGGTAATGTTGCTGGGTATAATACTCCCAATGCTTTTTCTGATAAAGGTGCATCTGATAAAAACCGAAAAAAGAAAATGGCCAAAAGAATTGGTTATACTTTAGCTGGTAAAATTGATGAATCTTTCATGTCTGATTTAGACATTATCAAAAAAGGTTCTAAAGATATAACTGATTTTATTAAAAAAGTTTTATCAAACAAAGATTACAAAGAAGTTAGAACTGATAAAGAATTTCACAAATACTTAAAATCATTCTACAATGAATCGGTTGTGAGTGAATCATATAAAGGAACGATATCAGACTTTAAAACTGATATTTCTCTTGCTTTAGACAATGTTGGTATTTCTCCAAAAGCAATCAAAAAGATTTCTAAAAAAGGAAAAGGATTTGAACTTCGCATGTCATCTTATATGAAAGATAAGAATACTTGGGAGAAACTTGGTAAAGAAATGGGTGCTAAATTAGTAGACTTTCAACCAGGTTCAATCAACATTGGTTTATATGAATCAGTAAACGAAGAAAAATTAAAACCAAAAAAACTAACTCAGCTTAAAAAGGGTGAAAAGTTTGTTTTTAATAATACTCCATATGAATTTGTAGAACTATATACAGATATAAATAATGCTGCTAAAGTAAAAACACAAGATGGTAAAACTTCCGTTGTTTCATTTGGTGGTGGTATGGTAAATAAAAATACCAAAGGTGGATTTGGAGATTACCTTAAACAAGGTGGTAGAGTTTGGGATAATGTGAATCCAACTGATTCTCCATCAATAACTGAAAATGCAGATTACAAATATCTTACTCAAACAATTTTAGATGCCAAACCAAAATATAATGTTTATTACAATTCTGGACACAATAAAGTTAATATTGGTGGAGTTGGATATGATGGTGGTGATTTGGTAAAAAACTTTAACCAAAAACCAGGTTCATCTTCTAAAATTAAAAATAACTTTTATCACGCAGACCAAGACCCACATAAAACCAAAAAAGAAGTTGAGAAACTTTCTAATGGAAAAATTAAAGTGGATATCCAAAAAGGATATGGTGGTAAACCAATGGCTGTTTATATAATGAAAGAATCAGTAAACGAAGAATCATATAAAGTTGCAGGTAGACCAGTTACCTTAATTAAAGGTAAGAAAATGGATGGAACTGATTGGAAAGTAAAATTCCAAAATGGTAAAGAAACTTCATTATCAGATGTACTTTCTTTGATTAAACCATTTCCAAAAAATATTAAAGAATCGGCAATCGGTGAAGTAATAGACAAAGATGATTTAAAAACTGCTAAGGACCGATTAAAATACCCACATACAATAGAAGATATTGAATATAGGACAACTAGACGAGGTGATAAGTTTGTTAAGATAATTTACAAGAAAAAATATGTACCTGGTAAAATGATGGATACTGGTCCACATTTCGTTTCTGTATTTTATACTGATGAAAAAGATTTACAAAATATTGGTAAAGCTTTGAAACTAAAACTAAAAGAATCAGTAAACGAAAATTTAATTACTGAAAGACAATTAAAAGGTTTAGAAGGAATTGATAATAAAACACCTTTAACTAAAATCTCAGATGCTCAAAAACTAAAAATAATACAAGGAACTGGAAATAATATCTCATTTAAAGTTCCAAAAGGATTTGATAGAAATTTTTGGCAAGTATTTTCAAAAGGAAAAATAAAAAAGAAAAAAAGTCTTTCTGGAGATATAGTTTATTTTTTACCTGGTAAAATTATAAACTCTCCTAATTTTAAATCTGAAAAAGATTTGATAAATGGAGTTGACTGGGTTGCAGTTGAACAAACTCGTAGATTTAATGAATCAGTAGTAAACGAAGGAGTTCTCGACATATTCAAAAACGAATTCAAGATAGCTCTAAATTTTATCAAAAAAACTTTTGGGGGTAGTGGAGTTAAGATATCTGTAAAACACATTAGGCCTGATATAAAATATACAGATAAATATATTGAAGTTCTTGGTCCAAATGGTAACTCAATTAGAATTCAAGTAAGTGCTTATCAAACAGGTTGGTCTGAAAAGGTACCTGCTTCTTCAGCTCTGTTTCCAGACTTTACAGATAAGAAATATGGTGGCTCATGGAGCGTTAAGGCATATAAAAAAGATAGTAGAGATGAGATGGATACTACCAAGATTAGTTCCAAAACAAACCAGGAATATAGTGTCAGTATAAAGAGTAACCGAGATGCTAAAAAATGGGTATTGGGTCAGTTAACAAAGTACATATCAAGTCACAAAGATATTTTAAAAAAATTCATAACTGAACCAATAAGTGAATCGGTAAACGAAGCTAAAATAAAAAGACCTGTAAATCGTTGGTTAGAATTAAAAAACGATGAAACCATGCACCCACACAAAAAGATGGCACATGGATTAAAAGAATTAAAATACCAATTAGCAGAAACAGAAAAGTTTTTTAAATGGTATAATAAGATTAAAAACATCAACGAGTTAGAATCTTCTAATTATTGGAAAAGAACACAAAACCATATTTATAAGATAAAGGAAAGACTCGTTAATATAGCACGAACCATCCAGGAGATAGAGAAATAATGAAAATTACAAGAGAAAACTTAAAAAATATCGTTAGAGAAGCTATGGTAGAAGAATCAGCTTACCAAGAGTTCTTTAAAAAGGCTTTAGAAAAGACTGGAAAATCTATTCCTCAAATGTCTGATGAAGAAAAGAAAGCATTCTTTAACAAGATTGATTCTGCATGGAAAGGTAAAGGAGAGAAGAAAGAATCTGTTGAGGAGATTGAAGAAGAAGCAGTAGTTGTTTCAAAAAGAACTCCGAGTGGAAACATCGTATCTAAATTGAAAGAAGAATCAATCAACGAAGGAAAGAAAAGATTTTACCAACGAGATGGTATTGGTAAAGCAAAATACACAATATCGTATCACGATGGAAAATCAAAACACAAAGATGGTAGTGATTTCTATGGTATCCAAATTTTTAAAAATAAAAAAGAGTTGGAGGAGTTTAGAAGTGAACTTTTGAAAAAAGGATATAGAGAAGATAGTGGAATGAAAAAAGAATCAGTAAACGAATCAATCAACGAATTGGCAAACGCAGAAACAGTAGATGCATTAACTGCAATCATTGGAGCTGGTGGAGTTGTTGGTGGTGCACTTGCATTGGATAAACTAATGACTGCATTGGAACGAGGAAAGATGGGTAGTAAAGGTAAAACTGTTGCTAAAGCTCTAAGAGGGTTAGGTAAAACTTTTGCTGGTGCTGGTATGAAAGGTGAATCAACAAACGAAGAATTAACTGATGCTCAGAAAAAGTTACCACCTGCACTTCAAAAGGCAATAGAAAAGAAAGATGGTAAAGAAGAATCAGTAAATGAATCTTCAATGGAGATAAAAAAATTGGAAGATGCAATTAAGATGTTCCAAGATAAAATCAAAAAGCAAGGTAGAATTACCAATGCAAGAGATGAAGAACACTTATCGGCTTTGATTAAGGTATATAAGCAAATGGGTGGTACGAAAATCAAAGAATCAACAAACGAAAGAATGGGTTCCGATAAAGGAGCAGTTGGTAATGCTAACTTCAACAATCGTTTGAAAGCAATGAGAGATGATAAAAACTCAGTAGTTGTATATATAGACACGAATAAAGGTAAGAAATTACTTAAAGTATTTAAAACACAACAAACTGCTCAACAATTCAAGAAGAAAAACATGGATAAATTGTTAAACACTAAAGATGTTGAATCAGTTGGTACCATGCCGAAGAAAGAGTGGGATGCTAAAGAAGCTAAATACGCAATTGAATCAGTAAACGAAGCAAAAACATATACACCTAAACAAGTTAAACAAGCTTTAGAAAAAATGGTAAAACAACTAAAGGTTAAGTGGAAACAAAAAGGTGGATACGAAAACTTTGGTCAAAAAGAACTACGTAAATTTAAAGATACGTTTAATTATAATCCATATGGTTCATCCGATGAAAGAGAGATTTCTGATTTGATTGATTCTTTTGAAGATTGGGCAATGGATTATTCAGGATAAACCTATATAATAGGAAAAATAAAATAAGATGACTAAATCAAGATTGTTAGAAATCATAAACGAAGAAATCACCAACGTTAAGTGGGGGATTATCAACGAAGAAATTACGAGTGAGGACGAAAAGAAAATTCGTGATATCATTCGTACTGAAGTTTCAGCAATATTTTTTGATTTATTTAAGAAAAGAAAAACTTGGGGAGCATAATGAGTAACTTATTAATAGAAACCAGATTATTTGAAGGCAAGGTAAACGAGGACGAGGGTGGAAGAACTATCGTTAAGGGTATCTTACAGAGAGCTGGTGCAGAAAATCAGAATGGTAGAATATATCCAATGGAGATTCTACAAAGAGAAGCTAAGAAATACGAAACTCTTATAAAAGAAAGACGTGCTCTTGGTGAATTAGACCATCCAGATTCATCAGTAATCAACCTAAAGAACGTATCTCACAATGTAAGAGAGATTCATTGGGATGGTGATGATTTAGTTGGTACAGTAGAGATACTACCTACACCAAGTGGAAACATCCTTAAAGAACTTCTAAGAGCAGGTATCCTATTAGGTATATCATCAAGAGGTATGGGTTCAGTAACTCCAATGAGAGGTGCTGATACTGGAAAAGTTCAAGTAGGAGAAGATTTTGAGTTAATTGGTTGGGATTTTGTATCTAACCCATCAACTCATGGAGCATTTATGACACCAATGAACGAATCGGTGAACAAAGGAGTTCAAGGAGAAGTTTGTAACGAATGGTGTAAGGCTCAAGATTTAATGAGAGAAATTATAACAGAAATATCATAAATAGGAAATAGACATGGCAGAATTTAGTAAATTTGGACACCCTGGTAATTTAAAATCAGTAACATCTGTTTCTGGTGGAGCTACTTTACATTGTACAGGTTCAATGTATGGTGTAGGTGCAGTAATCAAAGTAGGTTCTTACAATGGAACCATTGAGTTATCTGATGGTGGTTCTGTTGCCGGTAATGCATTAACTGCAGGTGTAGTTTATAACTTATCAGTATCCAAAGTAAGTGGTGGTGATACTGGCTCTATCTATGTATTCAAAACTCAAAAAGTATCATAATATGGCATTTTCAATACAAGATTACTTAGCGAATAACAAAATATCTACTGGTACTATTACCCAAGAAGTGGGTGATACTCCATATAAAGGTGGACATAACGATATTCGTAAAACAAATTACGAAGTTAAGATTACCGAAGATGGTAAACTTGATTTATACACACACAAAACAGTTACAACAACTAAATAATATTACAAAGATGATAAAATTAGGTGGATTAGTATCATTACAACCAATCAACGAGGCGGAATACGTTCACGTTGGGTATGGTAAGTATAAAGAGAAGGGTAAAGAGAAAGACCCTAATGCACAAACATTTGAAAAAGATGATAATGATAAGTTTACACCTATCTCATCTGACAAGGCAGCGAAGGGAGGTGATTCCTCTGCCGGTAAAGACGTTCCTAAAGTGAACATCTTTGATAAACCGAAAGAAGAACCTAAATCA